GCGACAAGCTCGGTGATATTGCGAAGGATGCCGTCAGCCCGTGCGACAATTACCCCGCTGGCGTTCACTACCAGGACGCTGCCAGGTAATCCAGCGCAGAGGACAAAACTGCCAGAGACGGCGATCAAGTCCTCGGTTGAACATCCAAGGTCGAAGGTAGCGGTGAGAACAGGAACAGCTGCAAGCGTGTATTTCCGCAGCGATCCATCAGCGCAGACGGTCCAAAGAAATCCATCCAGCGATTCCATGGCACCTGGTTCGGTGTCGAGCGCCACGCTTCCAGCGTATGCAAAAGGCGCACCGCATCCTCCCGAAACCGCCGCGATGCGCTGTGTGTCTGAGCACGATGCAAAGACGTAATCGGTGCTCGTCAGCAGGTGAGCGCATCCGACCAGGTAGGGATTATGAATGATTTTGAACGTCATATGCCACACACTTCTGCGCCTAGCAATACGCCATCGGTTCGCATAAGCCCATTGCCGACACAGGAAATGGCAATACGCCGGCCAGATCCAGTGAGGAACGCTCTGATTGGACTCGCACTACCGGGGATCGTCACGGCGGCAGAGGTCAGGATGCGACCATCCACAATTGGTGTCCAGGTCGCCCGTGCGCTGCACTGTGGGACGATCTCTTTCAACGCCTTGAGTTGAGCGATGCTGTTGCCCCAGCCGAATTGGCGAGATTCCCAGGACCAGGCGATGTCAGCCGAGGCGCCAGAATCCCGGCCAATCGTGTCGTCCAGGTGGTAGTAATTGTTGCCGCTGCGGATGTACACCATGCCGTTCAACTCGGTCATGTAATCGACGGTCACCGGCATGGCCCAGGTCGTCCACGCCGCTTCCTTGGACAGAGGGTAGATGCTGCGGCAGTAGATGGTCGTACCGACAGCGATCAGCCACTGACTGCGCCGTTGTGACCAGATCGAGATGGGATTCGCGCCCGATGCAATGAGGTCGGTTAGCGTGCGGATCGGATCGCCAATGCTGCCGTAGGTCGCTTCTGCCGTGACGGTAGCGGTGGTCAGGTTGCTGAACCCAGCCGGTCCAAGGAAGTGGGTATCGCCGGCGATGTTGGATACACTATTGGGGAATGCGGTTCCAGGCCCGTTCAGCACTTGCAGGAGCGCGATGTTCTCAGGATCTTGGTCCATCTGCCAGAGTTGCACCGCATCCTCATAAAATACAGCCAGCAGTCCACGGTGGATCGACATGGCCACCATCTCACGAGATCCGCTGACGAACTGCAACGCCGCCTCAAAGCCGGCATCACCTGGTGTCGTCCAGTCGGCGGGACCGCTGAGAGTAGAACAGTAATTGAACCGGCCCTGTGATGGGTTCGATGCCACGATCTTGTCGGCAACCTTGGTCATCGCCCGGCCAGGCGTGAACGGCAGGCTCACAAAGGTATTCGTGAAGCTCGCCGCGTTCGGGGGCGGTTCTTGAACCCAGTGATGCTCGATCAAATTGTCATCAGACCGGCGAATGCTCACATAGCCGTGTGGTCCAAAGACTGGGGAGGTGCCGAAGGTTTCGGCCACCAGCACGCTGCCGATCTTTCCGGTGTAGTCGAATGAACCGCCTTGACCGATAGGATCGTAGATGACTCCGGTCGGTGCAGTGAGTTGAAGCGATAGTCCAGACGGCACCACACAGCGCAGGAAACCGCCACGGTCGTACAGCCCGAAGGAAGACGCTGATAATGCGTTGTCGAGTATCAGAGCAGGACGGCAGGAAATCGCCCCGCCTGGCAGGATCTGGACGTTGTTGCTCGCGTTGAAGGCGAAGTAGTCCCGCACATCCCAGGTCAACCGGGTGTCGAGTCCTTCACATCCACGCAGCAGCAATGGCTTCATGGGCGCACATCACGCCACATCCAGTGCCGTTGAGGACGATCATCCCAGCGACGGGCAGGATCTTCCAGATTCCAGCGACGGCCAGGAACGAACGCCTGCTTAGTGCCCTGCTTGGCTTTCTGGATAATCACCCATTTCTGGTAATCTGATTCCAGCTTGGGGATCGCTGCGCGGAAGTCACCGCCGCGAGCGTTGCGGAACAGGATTTCCGCCTGCATAACAATGGCTAACGCATCGCAGTTGGGACGGTCGCCCGGCATAATCAGCAAAGCGGGACCAGTTTGGGCCTCGATGGTGAGCGTGATGTCTTCCACACACGGAGGCCCGACCTCGATCACGCCATTAAGAAAGTCGTACTTGGAAGGAGCATATGAATAAGCATTGAGGGCAGCGGTGTTCAGCCATTGGGAGCGGTCCATCGTGGTGATGCCAGCGACCAGATCCCAAATGTACTGCGCGTTATCCGCACGCTGCGCTTTGATGAAATTGATTTGACCAGGCTCAGAATCATCTGGCCAGTCGAAGGTCGTCTCGTTCGCCGGGAGGTTTACCGTCACCGTGAAACGTGAAATGGTCCAACCAGAATCGTCTTGTACCTGTTTATTCGCCCGACGAATGAGCGATTGCACCATTGCCTCGGTCGCAGCAGACGCAACGCCATCGCCCCCCTCGCCTACAGCGGAGAGAACGTCAGCCGTCATTTCTTCAAGCGTAGCCTGCGGCTGGAGCGCCATGGAGTTAACCTAGGCCAAGGGTAAAGCCCTGGATGGTGGCCGTTCCACCCAGGGCAGTTACTCAGTCAGCGATGGCAGCGGTCGCCAGGATGCCAGTGATGGCAGCGGCGGCAGCGGCGGAAATGATCGAGAACCCGTCAACCGTGGGGTTGGCGAGGGTCGATCCGGTTCCACCACTCATCGTGGGGACGATCCGCATGTTGCGGCGGAACGGCACCCAGTTGGCCGATTGGGTCGAGACGGGCGCGAAAGCCGTGAGGCTCACGAAGTACCGCTCGCACAAGGTCTGTTCCTCGGCAAACGGACGGCGACGAACGACAGGGTTCGCCTCGCCAGCTGGGGTCAGGCGCAGCATGGTCATGTCGAACTGGAACGTCACCAACTGGTCGGGCATCAGATCGACGGCCAGGTAACTGGTGCCGACCGTGGTGCCAATCGTCTTGCCTACCATCGACGGCAGGGTGAACGACATGGCGAACGGACGCCACTGGGCGGTGCCGTCGCTGTCCACGGTGCTGGGGATGCTGTTGATCGGCGCATTGGCCGAGGTCAGCACATCAGCCGAAGGCGAACCGCCAGCGCCGAAGTCCTGCCGCATCTTGATCGGCATGGCGACGTTGGAGCGGTAGTAGCCCTGGAGCGTGACCTTCTTACCGGCGAAGGTACGAACGTCCTCGATCTTGTGGGCGAACTTGGGGGTGCCAGCGGTGTGGGCCGTGGTCTGCGCCCAGCGGAAGTGGTTACGAACATCGCCGGGGACGGCGACCTGGCCGAAGGCGAGCGCCTGCTGGCTGATCGTGCCGGCACCACTGGTGCCCAAGCTGACCAGCGAGCCGACAACGCCGAAGTTGCCAGCGGCGGTGATGGAAGCGCCAGCGGCGTCAGTGAACTCGTAGGAGCCGTTGACAAGCGGGTTTTCCGCCAGTGCGTTGGTGTTGAGGTATTGAGTCATGGGAGATTCCTTTTGGTTCGGGGTTTCTTAGGCCCGTACCCTTGGGGTGGATGGATCCGAATTCTCTACGCTGAAACTGGTTCTTTTTCTTTGTTCTTTGATCCCAACGCACGGCCACCCTTGCGGCGAGCTTGCACGGCAGCATCACCCGCGGCCTGCATGACGGCCTTGGTGGCCATCTTGACGGCAGCTTCGCGGTTCTCGTCATCGCGCTCCTGGCGCTCGATCTCGCGTGGGTTCACTTCGACGGCGATCTCATCGAACATCTGCACGAACTCCTGTTCGCGGTAGACTTCCAAGAAGACCTTCTTGCCGAAATAGCCCATCAACCGCATCGCCTCACTCTGGCCGGCGCTCATGTTGGGCAGCTGGGGAACCTGCCAGAGATCGTCAATATCATTGATCTTAGAGACAATAACCTGAGCGGAGTGTCCCCATTTAGCCTTGAAAAGGTTAACCATATACTCAGGACAACGGACGGCACGGTGCGATTTTTCAATCGCCGGGCGCAGACCGTTCTGGACAGGTTCGATGGTGACTTGAACGATGGGGACATACATCTGGTTTCTCCGTGGTAGATGAAGGGTCTATTCAACACCAAACCCCACCCTGGCAAGCCAGGGTGAGGAAAAGTCCCACGGAGAAAGTGAAAACTTTTTGCAGGCTCAATCGATGGCGAGAATCAAATTACTCGCGGGAGCATCGCACGCCAGATGGGCCGTGGTGTCGATGTCTTCGCGGGTAACGCGCTGCTTGGGCGGATCGGCTGGGGACGACAGCGACTTGTACTTGCCGGGCAGGCTCTTGTAGTGCCAGGTGGCGCTATTGACGCCGATGCACAGCTTGGTACAGGTCGGACTGAAGGTGTCCACGGCATCCAGATCGTCCATCGACGGGTTCCAGATCACGGGGACGCCTTCGTACTGCAACTGTTCATCGCTGATCGCAAAGTCGAATTTGACTTTGTTATCACCCAGGTTGCGGTTGACTCGGTAGTTGTTCAGTTCGCCCCAATTCTTGTAGGCGCTGACGAACGCCGAACCGGCCATGTAGAAGTCAACCTTGCCCTTGATCCCATTCGTATGGGAGAACTGGTTGGCGCTACGCAGTGCGGTATCCCACAGAGCGCGGAAGTCGCCGCCGCTGGTCGGGGTTAACCCGGTCTGGCGGATGTGGCGCAACTGCGGGTAGGTCACGCGGGACAAGCCGCCGACCAGGCCAGTGGTGGGATCTTCCGTCAGGATACCAAACAGACCAACGGGGTCGGTCGGGCTGGCCGCACCAGAACGCAGCATGAGCCGGTCCAGGTAGCGATCATGGTTGTCGGTCATGCCTTCAACCAGGTTCTTGACGTAGTTCTGGATCTTGAACGCCATGTCGTCGCCCATCGCACGCTTCTCGATCAAGCCCATTCCATTGGCCTTGACGCTGAACCCCATCTGGGTCAGCAGGTCGTGCTTGATCGTGATGGCGGTCGTGTAGTTGAAGTAGCCGTACTCCAAGTTCAGACTGAAGTCAGGATCGAACGATTCGATTTCCTGGTCGCCGGTCCAGGTCGTGCCGGGATCAGAGAAGGACAGCTGGAGCGGGTAGAGGATCTTGCCGCCTTCGAACATGGAATCCTTGCGCTTCTGCTCAAGGAAGTTCAACCAGACTCGTTCCTTGCGGTCGATCTTCTGGTTTTTGTTGCGGTCGTGGACCCGCTTGTAGGTGTTACGGAGGATCTTCGTGAGATCGCCGCTTGTTAATTCGGGCATGGTCATTTCCTTGGGGCCTATTTATGGCCCAATCGGAGGTGGTTGGATGGAAGGAACGCTGTCAGGGTCAGAGCTTGCCGGCAGAGAGGAGTCTCATCTCCTCTTCTTCCGACATGACTTCATCTCCGCGCTTCGCGGGGGATGAGGTCGGTGCGGGGGTGGTCGATGGCTTCCGTAGTGGTGCCTTTCGGCGTGCTACGACAGAATCAATCACCGTCTTAGCGAGCTTTTTCCATGCGGTGGGAGCAACGTCTTTGAGCAATGGCCCAAGTTCTGCTTCCACGGCCTTACCGATGGTCGTCCATTCCGCGCCGTAGCGGGTTTGGTACTCCTTCGATACCTGATTAATCTCACTGAAACCGACCTTCTGCGCTTCTTGGAGTGCAGCGGTATATTTCGCGTTAGCCTGTTCTGTCTGTTTGACAGCTTCAGCTTCGCGTTGACGACGATCATCGGGCGGTTTTGCTTTGGACTCACGCTTACGCGCAAGTGACATTGCATCTTCCTCAGGAAGGGAACCAATATCCACCAAGTCTCGCAGGTCTTGTGGTAGGACAACGGGCTTACCGTCAGGGTAAACATCGTCAGCCATGGCGCGGTAATAATCCGCGATTTCCTTGGGACTCTTGGACTTCAGCATTTTCTCCTGCTCAATCAAATCGCGCAGTGCGCTGGTGTCGATCTTGCCATCATGGTCAGATACCAGGCCAGCGTCGGTCGCGTGCTTGAGTAGCTGATCGGTGAAGTGCTTGATCGGCTTGAGTGATTCGGACTCGGCCTTGGTTGATTCAACCTCAGACCGGAGCTTGTGACGTTCCTCAAAGAGTTTCGTCAACTCTTTACGGTACGCCTTGGGGGCCTTGGTGATTTCCGCCTGGTCCTCATCACTGAGGGGGACTGGTTCATCCTTGGTCGCTTCCTTGAGCGGTGCATCTGATTTCTCAGTGCTTGCCGCTTCCTTTGGCTCGGGAGACGTTTCCGTTTCCGTTGCCGCCTTTACTGGTGCGTCCTTCTTTTCGGAAACAACTTCCCCATCGTCACCGATAGAGTCCATGTCGCCGCTGGAAAGCGCCTCAATAAGGGCTGATCCATCGTCATCAGATGTAGAGTTGTCAGGGGACGCGCCTGCTTTTGAAGGGGTTTCACCTTCGCCGCCGTCACCCTGACCGTGAGTGGAGGCACCGTCGTTGCCGCCATCACCTGAAGGTTCCGTCTGTCCAGTGTCATGACCGGAGCTTTCGCTCCCTAAAGCCACTGAATTATCGTCATCAGCCATACAGTTCTTCTCCGTGTAGTCCAGTGTTACCTGGAATTGTTAGCCCATACCGGGCGGGACTGGTGCGTTATCGACCATTGGTAAGGTCGGCGCGTTGATTTCTTGGTTCATCTCGGGGCCTGGTGGAATTCCACCGGGAACCTCTGGCCCACCGCCCATTGGTTGGCCTGCGCCTGGCATACCCGGTCCACCAGGCGGCATCGGCGGCACCATCGGGAATTGCACCAGCGACTCAGGATCTTCACGCCAGTCGAGGATCTCTGCGATCTTCTTCATGCCGGCGATGGGGTTCCAGATAGGACCGCCAGGGATGGCGCCCAGACCCATGGACGTACCGATGTCTACCGCGGCCTTGAGTCCATCCAGCCGCTTCTGCTGGTCAGGCATGCCAGTGCTGCCGGCCTCGATCTCGACCAACAGGTGCGCCCACAGCTGTTCCTTGTCGATCATGGGCCAGAATGCCCCAGGACCGACGATAGCCTTCGCGTTGTCCTCGGGCAGGGCCTGCACAAGAATCTCGCCCATAGCCACAGCGACCTCGCGTATCAGCGTCTCCAGTATCTGCTTGTGGGAGGTGCTGATCGCATCGCTGGTCTGGTTGGCGATTGCCGCCTCGGTGGCGCTGTCGGCACCGCCCTTGGTCATCCCCTGGCTGGCCTGGGATTGATTCAGAACGGAGCCAAGCTCTTGCCGCTCCTCGATGATCGAGTGGACAGCCTCATTGTACTGCCCTGGCATCTTGTAGATCGCCTTAGCCAGGTCATCCACGGTCTTCTTCGTCTGGAAGAACCCGTTCGGTGGGCAATCCTCCATCGCTTCCAGGTCTTCCTTGTCGAACGTGTCCACCGTCACCGCGTACCGATCATACGCTGCACGCTTGGCTGCACGCTTGTGGGTGCGAACGAGGTTGATTTCCTCCTGTAGTGGCCTGCCCAGGGTCGTGTTGCTGATCGGCAGGAAACGCCCGGTCGTCCGATTGAATAGGCAGATGAAAATGTTGAACCAGTTGCTGCTGGTAACCTCTGGCGTTTCCGGTTCGCGCAGCCAGCGGTCACTTCCTTCGATCCAGTGATAAATCTTATTCGCTCCACGATCCATGCGAACCCACACCGCCATCCGGTTCTCTTTGATCGGTGATTCGATGTCTGAACGGTCGGCTGGATCGTCTGCGGTGCTGGTCGCTGGCTTGTCGTTGTGGGGCTTGCTCGCGGCAGACGCACGGGGCAGCAAGTCCTCGTCAGCCGGCAACTCGTAGAAGTCGCGGATCTGCTCCTCGGTCATGTAGGTGCGGTAACTGAAATGCCGTGAACGCTTGAATTCCTCGGGGCGGAATATGTTGTTGTCGCGCCGGCAATCCTCTGGCAGCAGTGAACGCAGAACGAAGCCGCGGTACTTGGGAAGCTCGACGATGTCTGGTTCAGATGGGAGATCGCTTTCCCACCGCACCTTGCGCGGATCATGGCCCTCTGGCATCTCGCCGGCGAAGGCCATCTTGCGCCAGAATTCGCCTTCCATTTGCTTGCGGATCGTATCGGCAGTGTCCTTTATCTCCTGGTAGGTCGCGTCACCCTCGACGCATTCGCCGCGCTCCTTCATTCCAAGAAGTCGCTTCATCCGCGCCAGGGTGTCTTGGAAGTCGTTTGGACGCCAGGCACCCACGGGATCGCGCTTCATGTCCTCAAGCCAGTCGAGCTTGAGGTAGGCGATGCCAACCGTGTCGATGTCTTGGATAACGCCGTCCATAACGCCCTTAATATCCATCTCGTCTGGGCTGAAATAATGGGCGATCAGCGTCTGCATCGTCTCGCTGAAGGTGTCCATCATCTCCTTGACCAGCGGATCGATCTTGCCAACCCGCTTCTTGGGACGCACGGCGACCATGGGTTCACGCGCATTGATCTGGGCCTTGTGAACCTGCTGGAACTTGAACAGGTAATTAGTGGACACGCCGCCTGGCGTGGTCGGCAGATTGGCCTCGGTGTGGATGAACTTCCGCTGATGGTCCATCGAATCGAGGATATTTCGCTCAACGTCTGGCAGGATATTCTGCCGCTCAAACTTCTTGATCAGAGCAGCAACGGACTGGTCCACCTTACGGACAGGCGCCGGCATTTTCGCCTGCTCCTGCTCATCGGCTGCGCCAAGGGCTTGATCGTCAAAGTCTACTTCTGGTGCAGTGTCCATGTTTTCTTTCAAGCCATGCCGTTATCGACGCGGATCTGTTTGACAGCGGCTTTGAGTGTTGGGTCTACTTGTGCCGAACGCTGGGACGCTTTGAGCTTATCGGCGTGTTCGGGGTGAGCCTGCATGAAGTCGGAATTGCCTTTGACGACGGCGTTGAGGTGCCGGTCTTTATTCCGCAGATTCAATTCCCCGCTGATGCCGCGCTTCGCTAAAGCTGTCATGAGTCCAGCGGTTCCAAGGCCAACAGCGGCACCATCTGGCGTTCCTGTCAGCCAGCCAAGGGCCATGCTGATGACCCCGCCAAATCCTGGGGCAATGACGCCTGTCGCCGCAGTCACGAAGGCTTTGACCTCGGGGGCCTGGAGCGTGGTTTCGCTTTTGATCTGGGCGTCGGTGACGCCTTTAGCGACCTGCTCGGTAAAGGTAGTCGTCTTGGTAGATTCAACCAACGCAGGACCTTGCGGCGTCGGCTTGGTGGTTTCGGCAACGGTCGTCGTCCTAGTGGTGGCCTGGTCCTCCCGCTCGATGCGCTGAATTTCCTCGCGCTTAGAGCCGCAGCCAGTGAGCAGGAGAGCGACGACAATTGCGGCGAGCACAAGCGCCACCACTTCCCACTTTATGAACGGATTTTTCGGTGCGTACTGCATCAGTGTGGTCGCAATACAAGAGAAAGAATAGTGCTGATCACCGCTACGCCAACGGTGCCACAGACACCCATTAAAATAGTATCATGCAAGGCCAGCTTCGACTGGATCAATGCCACCGCGGTCTTTTCTTCGCCAATGGCGGTAGTTATCGCATGCAGTGAATTGTCGATGCTCTCCAACCGATCATCTAAAGAGATGCCGCCAGCGGTGATTCGTCTGGTTGTTTCTTCGTTGCTCATGTGAAACTCTAACGGGATACGGGGGTGAAAACCGCGTTGGGTGAAATGTGCGTTGGTGTGCGGCATGTGCTCATTAGCGTTGCCTTGTTGCAATAATTGTTGCGTCCACCGTTGGCGAACCCGCCGCGTATGTGCATTCGACCGTGATGAAGTAGGTCGTGGAAGCCCCGACGTTCACCGGCACTTTGGGAATCGACAGCGTAAATATTCCATTTACCAGCAACGCCAGAACGCTCTGTTGCACCATCGTTGACGCTGACACTCCATTCGTATTGGTCGTGGTGACGATGGAGCATTTAACCGTGCTGCCAGATGTCAGGCCAGTCGCGCCAGCGTCGATGACCACTGCTCCGCTGATGTCGTAGTCACCCCGAAGCGAGATTGATGTGATGCTCTTGGCAACGCCAGTCGCTCCCGCTGCAACGGCGGTGACGCTGGATGAGGTACGCTCGCCAACCTGCCCAGCAACGGCAGCGGTGCCGTCCTGCACGCCGGCCAAGATGTGGCCTTTGAAGGTCGCGCCGATGGTGCCGAGGAACGCACGCTCAACGCCGGTGATGTTGTCAGAGTCGTCAATCAGAACGCCGCTGCTCTGCGTGCCGCCGATCACCCCATCTGCGCGAATAACTGCATTGTCCGTGGTGGTGCCGACAAGCCCAAGAATTGCTTGGACCTGCGCTACGGTGAGATCGACCGGGGCGCCCGTGCCGGCGCCAGCTGTTCGCCCCTTGATGGACGATTGCACCATATCATCGCTCATGGCATTCGTTACCGGCGGTATCCACCCCACCGCCAGAGTGTTCGCCCCGTCTGCTATTGGCACAGCGTTTGCAGTTGGAGTGGCCGTAGCGATGGTCATGACACTACCTGTTCAAGGTTAGAGGTGTCCCACACCAGCGTTCCGTTATCGGCGTCAAGCACACCACCGGCGAGCGGCGAGATAACCGGATTGGTGCCGAGCGTTGCCAGTAGGATTTTATCAGCCGCAGACATGAAACCGTTATTCGATATGTCAGCGAGGCCTGGCATTGGATGGCGATGGTCGCCCCGTGCGTACTCGACTGAGGTGCCCACCTGGCCGGCAGTGCCAATAGACTGCGCTGCCGGGAGTGATGCCGAGGGATCTGGAGCCGGGCCACCGATGCTGCCGGCTAACTCATACTGTGGATGCGGATTCGGATGGCGGATGTGTGGTCCGACTATCGCCTGTTCGGTTGGGGTAAAGAGCTTCTGGCCCACGTTACCCCCGCTCGACGGGCGCGGGGACGTAGCCCAACGCGACAAGATCAACGCCCTCGACCTTGACGACAGGCGTTCCGGTGAGCGAGTCGGCAAGCGCGGCGCGGCCCTCGTCACCGATCAACACCCACACGGCGCGGAAGTCGGTCCACCACACCGGGAGTGTCGGGTGGCGTTGCCAGATCGACTCCAAAAGCGGTGGAGTCTGATAGTTGGGATCTGCCGCCTTCCACGCGGCGAACCCGCCCCATGCGTTCCACTGTGCAACTGTGCTTTCAATGAGTGCTGCATCAGCAGTAGGAGTCGTTGCTGGGAATTGAAGTACGTCAATCATGGTGTACCAAATCGTGATTGAGCGTAAGGACGGAAAACGTTGGAATAATCCGTAATCGGCGGGAGGTTCGCGTACACGGCGTCCGTCCAAAATAGGAAAGTCGGGAAATACCCGTCAAGTCCGGTGCCTGCCCCCTGTTTACCACATCCGCAGGAAATATAAATCGGGTTTGCTAATCCGCTGAAATCACGCCCCTGGCCGACTTGCGTGTTGCCGTTTACGTTTTGGTTCAGTCCGTTAACCGCTTTTTCGACACGAAACGCAAACGGGTTACTGTCCATGTTCACCGTCGGATTAACCGCGACGTTTGAACCGTCGTAATACGATCCTGTCTTGCGTGTGCCTGGGTACGATTCACCGTAGAAAACCATACGGAGCGGAGAGTTGTAATCGTCTTGCGTGTCGTCGTCAGTCAACGACAGGATACGACTTGCACTTGTGGGGAAGTTGACGCATACGCCCATCGTTTGAAAGTTCGTTGCGTCGATCGGATTTTCGAGGTCAAGCCGCGATTCAAACCCGCTCCAATTGTAGATTGCGGCGGGTTTGCCGTTGACGACTTGCAAACTACCCACGGGTAACACGAGAATTGGACGGATAAGGGCGACGTTTTGCATGAGGTCATCGCCGCCGACTTGGGAATACATCCGAATAATGTTGACGTATCCGGTCGACGCCCATGTGAGAATTGCGGCGGTGTCGAGTTCGCCGTTAGGTAA